TTGCCAGCTAATGTCAATCTTGTAACTGTTATTTCTAAGTCTTGCCTAAAATCATCTGCAGTAGTATCAGTGTTTGGGTCTGCTACATCAGCATCAAAAGCAGCTTTATTTTCATAAACCTTTCCAGTTCTTTTGTGCTTAATTATTTCTTTGGCTTCAGCTGGTATTGTTTTAATCTCTGTCATCATTACCCCAAGGTTTTGCTTCAATCATATTAAAGGCAATAGCATATTTTGGACCTTCCTGCAAGAAACCTGTTCCATGAATTAAAGGCGCAGACCAAACAGCTATAGTGCCTACTTTTGGATATACATCTAAATTTAAATCAGGAAATCTTAGAGGAGTGCTGCTTTCGCTCAAATACAAAATACCACTAACATTAGCTGGCATATGTTCATGAAAAGTAGTATTTTGACCTTTTTCTAATTTGATACCCCAAGCCTCACTAACAAACCCAGAAGGTATGGCGTACGGTAATCTCTCTAAATTATTTTTTAAAACAATTATAAATTCTTCATCTTCATTAAAAAGTTTCCAAGGTGTCATACCACCCTTCACATTAGTTCTTGCAGATAGATCACTTATATTTTCATCAATTTTTTTTTTAAAATAGTTTACGTTAATATTTTCTGCAACACATTCATAAAGAAAAATTTGAATAGGTACTTTTTTTTCAATTACCTTAACAACTTTCATCTTCCTTGACCTCTATATTTTTTTTTATTATGACTTTTATTTGGTTTTTTTGCATGACGACCAGGTCTTTTTCTTCTGGTGCGTTTATGATAGGTGTTAACACCAAACTTTGGAGCCTTACCCATTTTCTTGTGATCTATCTAAAAGGGCATATGAGACAATACCTTGTATCTCATTAGCAGTACCAGCCGTCATTTTAAGAATATCGCTGGCCTCAAGCACTAATGTTTTATCAATTATATTTTCGGTTGCTGCACCAGTTACGGGCTGATTGTATATTCTAAAAGTAGCCGTTGCAGAAGTATCCGTAAATTGAACATTTAAATTTACAGCACCACTTGATCCGTTATTTATTTGTATTTGTTTAATTAGAATAGTTGCATCAGACGGACATGTTAAAACTGAAACTGTGCCAGTGGTCGTTAAATTAATACCTTGATTTTTATATTGTATAGTCATGTAATAAACCAATTAAAACTATCTTGTTCGTTTTTTATATCTTTTTGAAATGAAAAGTTCAATTGATTTTTTAATGTATCAATCGCCTCTATTATTTGTCTTTGATTAGAAACTTCATAATCTTGTTTTGGTTCAGGTATGTAAGCTGTAATTTTTGCCATTATCTCATGCCATCAGGTTGCACGTCTGCTCTAAATGTTCCATATCTCCAAGACTGATCCGTTGACGTGTTTTCAACTTTTAAACTAGCAAATCTAGCTCTAGCTCTTGTGTCTACTTTTTGAGTGGTGCTATTAATAGTAAAAGGGCCCAGTGGTGATGAAGCCTCGGTATCAACAGGAAAGTCTTTTAATAATATTGATACTCTAGCATCACCTGTAATAGCTTTAAAATCTGGTATGAATCTTCTCATAGACATAAAAAATTCACCGTCAGCTCCTGATACATTTAAGTCAAAATCACCACTTTGAATGAAAGCGTTTATGGCAGTTTTATTACCAGACGCATCCACTTGGTTTGTTCCTATTTCATGAGCATAATATGTCGTGGCACCATTAACATTTGTAGCACCTACAATAGTTGGAAAGGTTGGTGTTGCCGTATCATTGAATTCTGTTGCGTATGGGTTGTCAAATAAAGTTGCATCATACCAAGTTGTTCTTGCTAATGAGCCAGTCGTCCATGTACCCTCATCGTAATTGTATGTTACAATTCTATCAATTTGTGATGATCCATTTTTAGGATAAAACCAATTTATCTCAGAAAACAAATTATTTACCCCAGCAGAAACTATCTC